TAGCACCAGTATTAGGACCACCATAAAGACTAATTCTATTAGTAAGAGTAGAAAGACCTACAACATTATTAACAACAAACTTATTTCCCATTTCGAATGGGAATGCTTTGTTCTCTACCTTTTGAGTTTCTCTTGGTTTTAAGAAATCAATTGTAGTCGGACCATCAGTGGATACATCATATCCGTAAATATATGCCTTACCTGCACTAATCTTCAAACATGCAAGATCATCTGTAGGTGTATTGCCATCAAATGTTGTTTGATCCGAGAAGTATACTCCATTATTTCCCTGTCTGTCGTTCAAACACTCAGAGACATTAACCAGAAACTTGTTTACAGCATAGTTTCCAGATTCATCATAAGTTCTTGAAGCAATATAGTCCCTAATTCTAGAATATTCAGTGTCTTTCTTAATAGAAAGAATGGTTCCATTGCTAATACGAAGAACCTCTACAAAGTCGGTATCTTCAAAATCGTCAACTGATTTCTTTGTCAGAACGAGATTGATTTGAAGTCTATCAGCACCAGGAGCAGCAAAGTTAGAAAATCCCTTTGCATTATCATATAGGGTATTATCTGCCTTTGCACTGATAGCACTTTCTACAATTCTCAGTCCAACACGATAAGATGGTTGAGAATTATACTGATCGAGAATAATAGTTTGCTTATTTACTCTTACAAAATTTCCTCTAACAAAATAAACTCCAGCATCAACTGAAGCAGCAGATCCAATCGTGCATGAATTCAATGAGATGGTCGATGCAAAAGTTCCACCTACATTGATGGTAGTTCCACCATAAGTAAATGCCTCTTCAGCAACTAAAACTTCATTATCACCAAAGAAATTAAAATCTCCACTAGTGGAGGAATTGATATATTTTACAAAGAAAGTGTCATAATCATTATCAGAATCTGTAGCACTAATATAATTGATTACCTTAGCGGTAACTCCACTTGTTTGTCCCTTGATTTTTTTGCCAACAACTTGTTTCGCATAAGCACCAATATCTACACCCAAATGGGTGGGATTGACCTGAACAGCGTAGTATTGACCATCAAAAGTAATCGACCCAGGAATAACAATGGATCCTTCCTTGAAGATGTGACTACCAAATGTTTCTACCTGATTTTGCAGGATAGATTGTAAAGTAGAAAGTTCTCTTGCCTGAACAGGAAATCCTGGTTTAAACAGAACGCGATGATAACCCTTTGTGGGGTCAAAATCGTCATAGTATGGACTTACATTGAGGTTAGTCTGTTGTGGCATCTTCTTAGAATTCTAAAACGATTTTGATGTCTTCTTTTTGACGCTCATTCCTTGTAATAGAAGGTCTATTGTCAAGGTAAATGATCTCACCAGTCCTTTTATTTATTTCTGCTGGAGCGAGTCCGTTAGTAAACTGCACACCAAGGTCAACCACTTTGCCAGAAGGAGTAGTTGTGGAGATTCCAGAGAATCCAGAATCAATGTTTACGCTAAATCCGCCAGAAGAAGTAACAGCATTTCCAGAGGAACTAAACTCTAAAACTGGCGCATCACCAGCAACTCCAATACTATCTGTAGCATCATAAAAGACTTGATTCACATACAGATTTCTATCTTGGAAATACTTAATAACTCTGGTAGATGTGTCATAGGATGCCACATAACCCTTAGCAGTTCCTACTCCAGAAATTGCCTGCTCAATTTTTGTACCAATTGCTAAAGATTGAGATGTGTTTCCAGTAAACTTAATTGCTTTAGCTGCAGAAAATTCAGAGGTATTCAATACTGCTGTAGATCCAGCACCAGCAGCGATCGGATTTTTAATTACTCCAATCTGAGCAAATGTTGTATCTGAAGCAAAATCGTAACTAGAATTATCAAATCTAGAATAAATCAGAACCTTATCAGTTCCTAGTTCTTTATACAAGTCATACCCATGACCTCTAGAAGGAGGAATAATGGGAGTTAACTTGGCAAATTTAGTGGCAGCACCGTTAATGGAGGAGAGGTCAACTCTACCAAAACTATAACCTTGACCACCAGCAGTTACAGTTGCAGAAATAATCTGACCATTTGTATTGGTTTGGACTCTAACTTTACCACCAGATCCATCACCAAGGATATCTACTTCGATGGGACTAGACAAGAAGGCATAACCTTCTCCTTGCTCATCGATAGAAACTACCTTGATTTGGTTGTTATTTACTGTTGAGTCTCCATTATCTCTAACAACCTTAATTTCATTTGTGGTTGAAGACGCCCACTCGTTAGGAACCGCTACATATTCGGTTGAGTCAAACTTAACAATGTCTGAGGGAGGAACAGTGAAAAGATATTTCCACAGATAACCGTCACCACTCACACCAGCAGCAGATGGTTCCAAATCAGTAAATGTTGGTTCATCGAGAGATGCGTTAGCTGTCGATGTAATACCAGCAGAACCGTTGTCAATGCAAATATAGACTCTAAAGTCTTTGTTAATAATATAGTAGTTTGCAGAATACAATCTACTAGAGTTAGAAACAAGAGATCTATTATTTGTGCTGTAGTCGTGGCGGTACATATCATAGGATGTACCTTTAGTCCATTGAACTTTACGAATCAGTCTCCTAACATCACCTGGCAATACCTTTCGCCCGAAAAGCATTGTGTCGTACACATGGTTGACATAACTAATGTTGTCAATCGGAGAGGGTGGTTGTACTGTCGTACTATTCCAAGTGCTAGTTCTTCCATAACCCGTGATAGTCGGATTAGCAAGACCCAAAAAAGTATAATATGAATTAGTTCCATCAATTACGGAGTCAACAAAGTTATTCGCGTTAATGACCCTAAATTGATCGGTGATAATGGCTGCCATTATTATGAGCGGGCGAAAGGTCTAACTTTTTTGTATTTATAATCGTTTCGGAAGACCCCCTGTTCCTCTCAGTCCAACACCTCTCCTTTGTACGATAGGATAGTTGTTAAGTTGAGGATCATAATTCAATCCTTTGAGGTTTGCATAGACTGCAGGAGTGCCACGGCTGATGTCACCAAATCTACCCCAAGTAAAGTAGCAGTAAGGACCAGCAGTAGAACCAACCCCAACAAAATCGGTAGTATCAGTGTAAGAAGCAATATTTGCCGTAATTACACCAAGACGACTTCCAGATCCAGGAACAAAGGAAATTGCAGATGCGTAGTAAATGTTATCACCATTAAATGTGCTGATACCAACAATATCAGTATCGTGAGTGTCAATACTTGTTACAGCAGCACCAGCGGTATTGATTCCAGTTCCATATAATTTGAATGGATAGTTCGTTCCAAAACCAGTAGGATCATTTCCGTCATTGACATAAGATTGAACATCAAATTGAATCAGAAGACCAAGGTCAGTTCCAATTCCAGGGCAAGTGCTAATACCAGTTACAACACCGATGTATCCTTGAACATTTGCAACCAGAGGTTCAATACCCGTCATATTTTCAAAGTTAATGCCAGAGACGGCAGTTGTACCAAATCCAACTTCAGCAATATACGCTAAGTTAAAGTTCTCGTTCAGTAGACCATCAGTATCTTTGAACAAAGCAGTGGAATCAACAAAGATAAACGCATCGGTTGTACTCACAACTCCAATTACGCTAGCAATCGGACTAATTTGTGCTTCAATAGAGTCTCTCGCTTTGGATACTACACTACCATCGATTAAGATGTCTTTCTTTTGCTTAATCCATGTAAGAGGTTTGTAGTTGTCATTACTAATACCAACTCCTTGATAGAAGGGAGTTTCGACAGTAACAGCACTGTCAATTCTCTTAACGATTCTATCTTCAGATTGAGCAAAGTTCTCGGCACTTTGAGAAACTCTGTTTAGTTCTACTTCACTACTCTTATTGAGTCTAATAGAGTCTCCAACCTTAATAACCTCATTGACATCGAACAAGAAACTATCTTGACCGATTGTTCCTCTGTAGAAGAAGATAACAACATTATCTTCTGCAGTAGGTGCTGTACTAAACTCAAGAACTGATCCACCATTGAAGGTATAATTCACTCCAGGTTCTTGAATTACTCCGTTGATAAAGATTAGGAGAACTGCAGAAAGGTCAATCTCTTTAGAATCTGCATCATTTCTATCAATCTCAAAACTGACGATAGATCTTTGATACTCAAGAATAAATCTCTTCTGATCTCCATTTTGATAGCGTTTGATATTATCAAGATAGTCAATGTTACCAAACTGCCAAGAGGCAACTTGATCGGTAAAGACATCAACGACTTCGAGTTCGAACTGTTGGAAGTCATCTCCAGCAGAAGGATCAGTAGAAAGACCCGTTACAGTAAATATATCTCCACGCTTAAATCCGTATCCTTTCTTAGAGAACTCCCAGTTTGCTACTTGATAATAATTTGATCCTATTCCAGTTGATGTAGAAACACCAGCAATCTGGACGGAAACTGAGCATCCAACTCCAGTTACAGTGGTAGCACCCAAACCGATTCTAGATACACCGACGATGGGAAGATTTTCACCATTAGGATCGGGGGGAAGAACCAGATCATCCTCAGTATAATTGGTTCCAGGTCCAACAACACTGAATACAAGAGAACCACCAGCACCAACAACAGCAGTAATAGTCGCTCCAGTGCCCGTAGAAGAGGTCACAGCAATGCCAATTGTGCCAGTGTTAGTATTGTATCCAGAACCGAAGGTTAAGGGGTGCCACTGGGCAGCGGTGCCGCCACTTACATAAGTGTGACCGAATGTGGAAGGTCCAACATTAGTTTTGAATTGAGTTGCCGAAATAACACCAACAACAGCAAACGGATCATCATGATCTGGGAAGATATTTGTAGTGATGCCCGTTTGAACTTGACCGCCACCAGCATAGGTATGAGCGATAGTGGAAATACCAACATTGGTGACAAAGGATGTAGTAGTTCCAACAGAATTTACAGGATAGAAATATCCTTGAGTTCCATCGGGGAAGATCGTTGTAGTTACACCCGCGTGAGGGGCAGAGCAACTAAATCCAATGTATGCCAGTTTGACATCATCACCAGCAATCAATCCATGATTACCAACAGTAAATACGGTAGCAATACCTGTAGATTCGTCGTATTGGAAGTCATAGACGCTATATGTTGCTCCGTAACCAGGACATGTGAATGCAAGACCAACTAACTTGACTTGATCTTCGAGAAGAAGATTGTGAGATGTAGCAGTAGTGACTGTCATAATGCCAGTCCTATTGTCATAGAATGCCTCAGTGATATTCACGGAGGGTCCTGCAGTCGATACTCCAATAATATTGGTAATAGTACCACCAGTGCCAACTTCAAGTCTTACTGAGGCACCTTCGAATGGAGCATATCCTCTACCAGGAGTAGAAGCAACAGAAATGATAATTCCGCCTCTAGGTAACTGGTTCTGGTTGATGTCATCTGGATCGATAATTAAGTCCGTAAATCCTACTGATGTAATACCAGTGAATTGAATACTAGCGGCAGTAGATACAGGTTCTTCAATAATCTTGAAGTTAGACACACCTTCGTTATTTTCGCCAAACGGTGCTTGGAAAATACCATTGATAAACAGCACACCATTACCGCCAGTTGTACCAATACCAGTTACAGCGGCACCAGTTGCAGTTAATGGGAAAGTATTTTGAAGACCATCAAACTGGTCGGAGAAATCATCAAACAGTTCATTTGTACCATAGTCAACTCTCAGATAAGTTCTTCCACCAAAGGATGCTCTGGGATAAGGAAGGTTACTTGGGTCAGTAATTCCAAGGTCACCACCAAGAGGAGCATCGGTAAAGTGTACCTGACTATTGAGAATTTGGAATGCACCTCTATGAATTCTACCTACAGTTCCAGCAGGGTGATCAGTTGCAGCAGTTCCAACTGCTCCTCTTTCTACCTCAGCGATGCTCCATGTACCGATTCCAGTAATAGGACCAGTAGAAGTGCTGGCAAAACCAACAGTTCTTACAATGGTATATTCGTCTTCAAGTTTCAGAAGGTCTCCAGAAGTAATAGTGCTAAGACCACTTAGAGCGAAAGAGGTGACAATGCCATTAACTGCTACATCAAGATCATATGTAATTTGAGTATATGTGATCGGTTTTTGTACAATTCCGCCGAGAGCCAGAATTGTTTTCTGATCTCTCTTCTCCATGGTAAATCTGTGCTTGTTACCACTTCCAGTTCCAGGTTGGAAGGTAACAGCAATACCCAATCTAGCGTCAGTAATAGTTGTAGAAATAAAGAACTGACTATTGTTGTTCTTTACAATGTAAACTGTAGAAGGAAGTTCAGTAGAACCATATCCAGTCACATAATGTAGGGCACTAGCGGCAATACCAATAATGTTGGAGTCTGGGGTATAAGTTACTTGCTCAGTGTTAGAGAAGAAGTGCTTAAAGCTAATCAGACCAGTTCCGTAGTCAATCTGAGTGGGATTTTGTGGGTTAAGGTCTCTTTCGTAAATAGGAGTTCCTTGATATGTAAGATCGAAAGTCCTGATATTTCTATTGTTAATGCCAAGGTAAGTATTCTGAGTTACATTCTCAAATACCTTACCATAATCAAACGAACCGATGCCAGCAAGAGTTCCGTTCGGATCAAGATCCTTATACAGAATTTCATTGTAAGAGAAGATGCTAACAATTCCAGTTACGCCAGGATCAGGATAGAATTCAAGATTTACCTTTCCTGCAGAGAATTCGGCACCAAATGTACCAATTCCAGTCGTTGTTCCAACGGCAGCAATAGGTGCTTGAGAAATAAATGTATCCTGCTTCTCTGGATCTGACAGTACATAGAATTGATGTAAGGTTTGGGTAGATCCATAAGAAACATGAACTGTAGATTTGAAGGAAAGATCAATGTTGCTAGATACGCCAACAACAGTGGCAATGCCAGTGGTTGCAGAAGAACCAACAACAATTCTTCCTGTTCTCTCAGTTCCTTCTGGTGTAAACTCTAAGTTAAAATGTCTAACACTAGTTGTACCAAGACCAACATTTTCAAAAGAAACAAACTTACATCTAATATCAACACTGGTAGTATTGGTATGAACATAATCAATCTTTACAACACCACTTTCAATGCTAGATGTGAATGTTCCCATAAATGTGGGACCAGACAATCCACCTAAACTCTGTCTAGTATTAAAAGATGCCAGTTCTGTCAAATAAGTATCAACACCATCTGTTTGTAATACGAGTTCATGATAATCAATCTTATTGTCTGCTTTATCAACAACTAAGAAATGTCCAATACCAGAAACAAAAGTGGTTGTACTAAATCCAATAATTTCAGTTGTAGTGCCAATACTGACAACTTTATTTACGGAGGAGTTTACAACATTACCAGTGTTTGTGCTGCCAATACCAACATCAGAGGAGAATCCTTGCTGAAGAACTTTGATGTCATAGTCGGTATCGAAAGTTTCATATGGTTTGATTCTTAATTCTGTAACATTTTCATTTACATTGAAGAAAGAGAAGAACTCAGCATATCCAGTAGCAAGACCAACATTGTTGGTATTGTTGACATGTGATTTTTGCAGCAAATAAGTATTGCCATTTACAACCACAAGGATCAACTCATTAAATTGATATTGATTGTTCAGTGGATTTTCTGCATCATGAGTGGTTTGTACCAGATATCTGGAGAAGTTTCTACCTGCGACTGCAGCAGCAATAGTTCTATCATCACTCAAATCATTAGACTCATTGCTAACAAACAGGGGACTGATATCATCATGAACAAGAACTCTGTTTGTCTTGTTTAAGATAAAGTCGGACAGTCTTG